CTGAAAAGGTTGCAGAACTGGTACAGCGATACCCGGAAGAAGTTCAATTTGAAAAAGGAAGTGAAATACAACTATGAAAAAGATTCTAATTGCAGCGGCCTTTGTAGGCCTGTTTTCCTGCACCAAAAAGCAGGAGTTTATCGAATATCGCTACGGCGGTGTTATTCGGAGTAATGGCATCGGCTGCGTCTATGTCTTCACAACCGAAGACTTTACAGCGTCATTAGAGATTACCGATGTATGCGGAAAGTATAAGAGAAGCGACAAACTTTTAATCTTGAAGCAATGAAAGCACATAACGTATCGGTGCTATACGATGTGGCGGATTTTCAGCACGAAAGCCCAATACGAAGCACCACAGTTTGAATTAGTACAAATGTTTAATCGAAGCACGTCAGCCGCCATATTGTATAGCACTTGTTAGCGGCTGCCCTTCTTCACAAATCAAAATAAAATGAGACGAGCAGAAGTAATCAAAGCAGGAGATAAGAAACTCCTAATTAACAATGAACCACCAAAGGTTGATTGTCGAGTTGTTGCAGATGACAACTACAATGAAATTTTAGAAGTATTTAAAGAAATTAGGAGTTGGGATGTCAAACGCTATATTAATGGAAGCGGTGAATTGATGCCACAACCTATTCGTAAAAAGGTAGCGGACTTTTTGGAGCAGCACGGTCTTTAGGGTTGCCGCTAACTACTTTGTAGTCGCATAATTGCGCCTATTTGACCGAAAAGCGAAACCACGAATATGACCAGAACAACCCCTGAATTAATTACTCACCTTGCAGAAAATCAAATTTTTGTATTTGGCTCTAACTTATCAGGCAGGCACGGCAAAGGTGCTGCTAAAACCGCACTTGGTTGGGGTGCAAAATGGGGGCAAGGTGTAGGATTGCAGGGCAGGACTTATGGAATACCAACAAAAGATGCAGCCATAAGACGGACCCTTTCTATTGCAGAAATAAAGCGGTTTGTGGATGAATTTATTCAGTTTGCAAAAGCAAATCCAGAACTGACTTTTTTGGTTACTGAAATAGGTTGCGGATTGGCAGGATTAAAACCGAAGGAAGTAGCTCCTTTATTTAAAGAGGCGGTTGCTGTATCAAATATTTACCTACCTGCCCGCTTTTGGCACCCCTACGACCTCACCCCAACCGACTGAATGTACTGAGCATCTCCGCAGCTGAAGCACATATCTTCGCCGCTTAGATTGGCAGACTTTGCCCAAGTCCTCAGAGCCTTTTCCTTCATAGCTTTAAAGGTTACCATCGTGCGCTCGGTCTGCTCCGGATTAAAGGTTGCATGAAAGTTTTGATTGAACCCTGCCAACTTATTCAGCAATATCTGTTCTCCAAGTGAATAGGCCATGAACATTTTCAAGTGTTCCCGGTTGGCACAGATAAATGATTCAGTGCTGCATACCAGTTCCAGATTGAACATTACCCCGGACTGATTAAAGTCCGTTCTAATCTTATCCGGCAAGGCCACATCAAGCGGCATGGTTACCGGGTAAATAGTCCAGTCTTCAAAGTTTGAGTAGTGATTCGGCCCTCGGTTAGCACAGGCACAATCTGAGACACCCCAACTGGAAAGGTCCGATAACCACGGATTCTTTATTGTCGCTACATCAGTCGTATCGATTGCCAGAAAGACATTCAGCCCATCGAATTGCAGATTCAATACCTGATTGATTGGCACCTCGGAAAAACCCGCAGGAACCGTGATAGTGGTTTCATACAATACAGACCAATCAAAGGTGCTGAATACTTTCAGCGGCACATATTGCGCCTCTGCCCCGGAGTTGTATATCCAGACTGAGTTAATGCGCAATTGCAGATACTTTGACCCGAAGGCAGAAATCCAAATGCCTTTCCACTTCGCTTCCGGTCCGGTAGGCTGAATGACCTGCTGAGTGAATACCGTCGGCCTTTTGGTCAAGTATAACACCTGATCCATCTGAGCCTCGGCAATCTCGTAGAGTGCTTGCCTGACATCGGTCTTGATTTGCTCCAGAACAATCCGCTGCACAGATTCATACATCTGCACATAGCTTGCTTGATCTTGTGTCGCAATCGAATTCAGGAACTCATTGCTGATTCCCGGAAGGTCGTTAATGTAAAGCCCGGATGCAGGTGCATCGTTGCTGCATCCTTTCAGGCCGATATAATTGGTCAGGCAATTGCTCATACTCTTTTGAACTTTTTAGCTTTTGATTTCACTGATTTTTTTCCCACGCAGCCCCATGCCTGCCGTGAAAGGTCATTCTTGCAGGGTGGTTTTGCGCACTTTTCTATTCCGGATGACCTCGCACAATACCTATCACCTTTCGGTGTTCCGGGTGCAATGGAGTATCCTTTTGCTCCGAACTTAATGGTCTTGCCGCCGATTTTGGTCTTAAACTTTTTTTCCGCCATCTCTTTTCTGCTGCATGGTGTATTGTTCCTTTGAGGCAGGCCACATCTTATGCCTGCATCGGTAACCGCCTGCATAATTGAATATGGTCTGCTTGGTAGTGTTTGGCATCTTGCCGGACCAAGTTTGATTTGCCCATGATTCAATCTCAGATTTCTTATATATCCGGCCAACTCTGGTCTTGCAGAAAGGCCGGCTTGTCTTTATTGCAGTTCCTGAATAAAGGAAGTAGCTGATATTTAAATCGCTGCTGACCGCATCCAGATAACTCCTTTGGAAAATCATCATGCTATCGGAAGCCAGCCGCCCGATTTCGCCTTGCAGAATCGGATTGGAAGTTTTAGTGCCTTCAATTAGGTTCTGCAAAAGCGTTTCAAACTGGACCTTGTTGCTTTTGCTACTCAAACTGGTTAATAGGCTGCTGACTATCGGCTCGGCCAGTGCTGCCTCAACCCCGGCACCGAGTAGCGCATCTTTGGTCTGCTCGATGCTGACCTTTACCAGATTGTCGTATAGGTCAGCTTTGGGAGTGTACTTATCCACCACCAAAGAAAAGTATTGGTCGGTCAGGTCTCGAAGTTGCTTGTAGCCGCTTGTAAAGTCTTTTATTGCCTCATTGTAGGCCTCGTTTTCGCCTATCGTGGCCATGATTTTCTTTTTCAGCCGAATGATTTCCAAAAGCTGCTTTGCCCGGGTATCGGCAGAGCCACCAAACCGGACAGGTGCAGTAATCTCCAGCACTTGCCTGTAAAGGTCTTTGAAAATCTCCGGATATTTCGCCGCAAAATCAGCTTCAAGTTGATTTTCCAAAGCCTCGATTTTCTTTATGATTTCCTCTCGGCTCATGCCTCAAAAGTAACCCGGCTAATTTGCCGCTGCGATATTTTCTGCAATTCTTCCAGTGCCAGCCTTTCCAAGTCCTGCCTCTTTTCGGTATAGGTCTTGCTCCACCAACTATCATCCTCGGCAGTCAGCACATTGGTAAAGTAGTCAATCTTGACCGCCAGCATTGCATCCACATCGGACACCATGCCAGACTCTTTCAGCAGGGCAATCTCATCAGGCTTGTAATTCGGCAATGGATTCAGCCTTTGCCGGATTTCGTTTTTCTTTACCGCCATTGAACCTTCACCGTACTGCTTTATCAGCAGGTCTCTTTCAAGTCCATTGCTGATTTCCGGGCCGAAGGATTTATCCCGGGCCATTGCCAGTGCATCGGCAATTTCGGCGGCGGTGTAAATATCGAAGTCGGTCGGTATGGTTAGCTTTGGCAGGTTCTGGTTCATCCTTTCCTCAGTTACCAGATTTGGAAGGACCGCATACTTTTGCAGGTAGAGGTTTTTTGCAACCCACTGGTAAATGGTAACATAGTGTACCGCAACTTGATAAAGGAAGGTATGCACCTCTTTTTTATCCTGAATTTTGGCCTCTCCAGATACAGCCAGAGGGGATTCAAAAAGGTATTCAAGGCCCAAGGCTCGCATACCGTTGTAAAGGCGGGCCTGAATCTCGATGCCAAATTCTTTAATGGTCGCTAAATCTCGCTCAATTATCCCGGCAGGCGGCGTTGGTATTGCCGTCAGCTGATTTTCGTTTGTCAGCGCATTGGTTTTCGGGATGGAAATTACAATCTTCTGGAATGGTGATTCAACTACATCATTGCCCGACCCATTGCAGGTCTTGCAGGTAGTTTCCGCACCTTTGCCCCTGCCTGAACCTTTGCAGGTCTTGCAGGCAGTAGACTTGTACTCCCACTCTTTCGGATAGGCCTGTTTAATCCAAAGGATGTTGTTGTCATCGGCCCTTCTCAGTGCCTGATTCCATTCCGGTATTGCAGCCTGAACAATGGACTCATAGATTACAGTGTAATCCTCAACCTCGTAAACAACCGAGCCTACCGTGTGAATCGGATAAGAGGAAAATATCGGGTAGGCCTCGATGCTGATTTTATCAGTCTCCCCCTTCTCGTAAGTTACATAGTAGAAGGTAGTTTCATCAGCCGCCCCGAAGTATTTGATTCGCTTCTTTTTGTCCTCTTCAATCTTCCAGACTGCATACGATTCTCCCAACTCGACAATATCCTCGGATTCGATTAACTGCGGGAATGGCTTATCCAAATTAAACCCTTCCCGAATATCATCCACCTTCGGAGCCACCCAGATAAGGGCATTCGGATCAGAAAGGTAATAACGCTGAAAGGTCTGAAAGAGCCAATCTTCCAGACTGCCGTAGACTGGCAGCTTCTTTTCGCAATAATCACGGAAGCTATTATCCGCAGCAATCCCGGTTTGAATCTCATTCTCAAGCCAGTTAATCCGGAAGTCATCTGCCTGCCGGATTTTGGTCAGCAGGTTTTCGACCCTTTTGATTGGAACTCGGGAGGGGCATTCCCATACCCTCTCCCGTTCCAATTTCATCCACTCTTCTTCATTTGGCCGTGTCGATTCAAGTAGCCGCCTCGGATAGTCATCATCAAAGTGATTTTCCAGTGCCTCGTAAATTTCCCGCACTTCCTCATGATAATCAGTCTGAAAGTTTATCTTTTTCGGGTTACTAAGTATGGCAATTAAGTCTTCCTGAGTCAGCATCGGCGCAAAGATTAAAGAGTTTTAGTTACAGTAACTTCAAAGTAGCCAACAGTGCAATCGCTGCAATCGTTGGTAATCTTGAATTTGATGTTGAAAGACCCGGCTGGAGTCTCACTGTCATCAGTTGTAATGGTTACCAATCCAGTAGCAGCATCCAAGACAACCGATTCAACATAAGTCAGATAGTCGGCATCGATTGACTCGATAGAGTAAACCAAAGCGCAATCGTTATCAACTGACTTATTCAGTGTGCCGACCATTGTAAAGGTAGCAGTATCATCCGGGCCGATTGAGATTGAGTAAGGACTTGGTAGGTTGT